TCGACCGCGACAGGGCCGGACACGGAGTTCTACAGCCTGGTTCACGGTGGCAATATCCCGCATTTCCGAATCTCGTGGCAGCACGACCCACGGAAATCCCCGGAGTGGCGGGATGACTATCTCCGCAAGTACGGCGTCGCGATCACCGCGCGAGAGGTCGACATCAACTACAGCGGCGGCGGCGACAGCGAGGTCATCCCGTACGACTGGGTTCGTGCCGCGATCGATCTGGACCTGAACTTCGAGGGCGGACCAGTCGTTGCCGGGTTCGACGTCGCGGATGGAGGCGAGGCTGAGAGCGTGCTCGTTGAGCGCCAAGGGCCGCGCGTTCTGGCGATCCGCGCATGGCGTGGCGTCAATCCTGTCGAGTCCGCGCACCGGGTTGCGGAGCTCGCAGAGGCGGCGGGCGTTTCGCTGGTTCGGTTCGACAGTATCGGGGTCGGTGCTGGCGTTTCCGGGGGTTTCGCGTCGCGCGATCGTCTCCCGTTCCAGTACTGCGCCGTCAACGTCGGGACCGCGACAACCGGGACGCGGTACGAGGACGCGCCGGAGCGACCCGCGCGCGATCGGTTCGCGAACCTAAAGGCCGAGCTCTGGTGGGCGTTGCGTCTGCGCTTCTGGAACTCGTTCCGGCTGCACAAGGGCGAGCCGGTCGATCCCGCGTCGTGCATCAGCATCCCCGACGACCGCGTCCTCATCGCGCAGCTCTCGACGCCGAAGATCGAGAGCAACGAGCGCGGCCTGATGCGCATCGAGTCGAAGGATGCGCTGCGGCGACGCGGCGTGAGGTCTCCGGACCGAGCCGATGCGCTCGTGCTCGCCTTCGCTGACGTGATCGGGGCGTCTGGATTGACGGCTGTTTCGGGGCGGGTGGACGAGAGCGACGCAATCGGCTATCGGGATCGGTCGAGGATGTACGGGACGCCGATGTGATCGGCAGGAGGTTGCGGTGTCGAAACTCAAGGAAATCCTGTCGCGTGCCTCCGACGCCGCCATCGTTGCGGCAGAACGCGCGATCGATCGCGTGCTCTACCCTGTCGAGCCGCGGTTCGCGTCGTCCGGGCGCGTCGTCCGTGGCTCTCGCGACGGAAGCGGCTGGGGTCTGGAGATTGACCACTCGCGGCTTCTGCGTCGCGATCAGGCTCCCGACGTGCCCGTGCGAATCGTGGCGTCGCAGGCAGCGCCAGTGCTTCGCTCGGCGCGCATCAGCGAGCTTGCGCAGACGCCCCCGGACATCATGCAGGGCGTCATCGGGACGCCGTTCACGGGTGGCCTGCCGGACATCGAGAAGCACCCGAAACTCTCGCCCTACGAGGCCCGCGGGCTCGGGATGGACACGGGGCATTTCGAGCAGATTCTACGCGGGAACCCGCAGGCGCTCGACGGCGTGCGCGAGACGGCAGACCTGATTTCGCAGGCGTCGGAATCGTGGGAGGTCGACGCCGTCGCGCTGGAGCGTCTTCGGTCCGCTGGCGTCTACATCGACCCTGAGCAGGCGCAGCGTCATGCGGACCTGCTGAACCTGGAATGGAGCTGCAACCCGGCGTTCCGCGCGACGTCGCTGGTGCGGACGATGGTCACTCGGCTTCTGGTCGACGGGTTCGTCGTGCACGAGTTCGCGATCGACCCGAACGCGCCGTGGGGTCGAACGACTCTCGGGATCGAGCAGCGCGCGGCGATGTCGATCGAGCAGTGGATCGTTTCGAGCGGTCGCCTGCTCGGCTTCACGCAGGCGAAGGTTTCGGATGGGGATCGATCCACGACGGTTCCGGCTGTCGACATCAACAGGTGCTTCTATGCCGGGCTGGACAACGACGGCCTGAACTTCGAGGGGATTTCCGCGTTGCGTCCGGCGTTCACGTTCACGGAAGCGAAGCGGATCTTCTTGATCACCGGGCAGATCCACCGGCAGCGGTTCGGGGCGGGTTTCCCGGTGTTTCGGACGTCGCCGGAGGTGCTGAGCGACGCGAAGGCGATCGCGGCGATCAACGAGGCCGCGCGGACGTTCTACGCGTCGACGGACAGCTACGTGTCGCTTCCGCCGTCGGTCGTTCTGGAAATGCTGAAGATCGACAGCGAGACGGGGCTCGTGCCGATTTTCGAGTATTTCGACCGGCAGATCCGGCTTTCGCTCGGGGTTCAGCACTCGGATCTCGGGTCGAACGGGGTCGGGTCCTACGCGCTGATGTCGCAGCACACGCAGTCCCGGCTTCGACGTCTCAACGCGATCGCGGAGGTGCTGGACGACTCGATGTCGGGCTGGGCTCGTGCTGTCATCGATCTTCGCTTCGGTCCGCAGGCGGTGTACCCGGTGCATCGTTTCTCGGGGATTTTCTCTCGCTCGCAGGAGGAGACCGCGAACGTCTGGAGGGTGAACGCGGAAATCGAATCGAGCGGCGTCTACACGACCGACGAGAACAACGCGCGGCGTGTTGAGCTCGGGCTTCCGCAGATCGAGGCGAAGGCTGGAGAGGAGGACGAGGGCCGGATCGCAGGCTACGAGGCGATCAACGCGCTGCGGTTCGCGTCGGAACTCGCCGAGAAGGTTCGCATCGGGACCGTGTCGGCAGATGCGGCACGCGCGATCCTGGCCGAGGCGGGCATCCAGCCTGAGACGGTGAACGCGGTTGTGTCGGGGCCGGTGGTCCCCGCTGCCGCGCCCGTCCCGACTCCTGCGCAGCCATCCCAGCAGGGCCAGCCGCAGGAAGCGCCCAGATCTCGCGCAGGAGCGCACGCGTGCGGTCACGCAGAGCATGGCAAGGGGTGCGGGTGCTCGACGCGTAGAAGCGCGTCCTCCGCGTCTGTCGAGGTGCGCGGCCGCGACGGGCTCGCGTTCATGACGCATCGTGAACTGGTCGGTGCCGAGGTCCATGTGGCGTGGAGGTCGATCAACGATGCGATCGACGTCGTCGCTGGTGGCGTCGTCGAGCAGCTTCGGTCGGTGATGGAGGACCAGCGCGCCGAGTTCGAGCGGACGCTCAAGCCGTTCGTGAAGGACGAGGACTTGATCGGCGCGTCGAAGATCCGCGTCTCCCGCGAGGAGGAATACCGCGAAATCATCGAGAAGGCGTTGCAGGAGGCGTCGGACTTTGCCGCGGCGGACATGATCGAGGAGATCCGCGCGCAGCTCGGTGGCGTGTTCGAGCCGTCGAAGCAGGAGACCGGCGCAACCCCGGCGAAGACGATCAAGGCGCAGGCTCGGGTTCTCGCTGGTCGCATCGACCACGTGATGCAGGACGCGCTTCGGGTGACTGGTCTTCGGGCGGTCGAGTCCGGCGTCCTGTCGGTCATCGGGCTGGTGTCGCTTGCGGATTCGACGCTCGGATCGCTTGTCGCCGAGGGCGTCACGTCGACGATCAACGAGACGCGGTCGGACGTCGCGGCGGAACTTGGCCCGGAGATCGATATCTGCCGGTATTCGTCGGTTCTCGACGCGTCGACGTGCGGTCCGTGCGAGGCGTCCGACGGCGTCGAAGTCGAGTACGAGTCGGATGCGTACTGGGACATCAACCCACCGAACCAGTACTGCGAGAGCGTGAGGTCCGGATCGAACCGATGCCGATGCATCTGGATTTTTCAGTTTTTCCGCGATTGACCGTTGACACGTCTATCAATCGCCGTCATCACCGTTGACAGGCATTGACATTCGGTCAACGGAGTCGGTCAACGGAGTCGGTCATGAGCAAGAGCGCGCAGCAGGTCGGTGGTCGCCTCGTCAACCCGACGCTCATCGGGTCGGTGGGGATCGACGACGCGACGTTCGTGGCGTCGGTCGTGACGGTCGCCGATGTGACTCTGGGGGACGCGACGCTGACGGACCCGGAGATCACCGGGGCGGAAGTTTCGGGGTCCGAAATCGACGATTCCCTGATCACCGACTGCCGCATCGGCATCGGACCGTCGACCGCGATCGACACGGCTGGCGCGGTGACGGTGACGAACGCGATCCTGGCTGCGACGCCGGTGATTCTCGCGGACCCAAACGGCGGAAACCGGACCTACACGCTGGACTCGACGGCATCGTTGGTCGCGGGGGTTCTCGGGGATTCCGCGACGTTCGAGTTCGTGATCCTGAACACGGCTGACGAGGCGGAATCGATCACGCTCGCTGCCGGCGACGGTGACACGACGTTGC